ATGAACCATGTATGTCCACATATATCTAAGGCACGTAGTAAGTATAGGAATAGTAGGGATGATGCTAAGATATACAGTGATAGTAGATGGGATAAGGTAAGAGCAGAAGTAATAGATGAATGTAATAGTATATGTCTATGGTCGTTCTATGTTGATGGTATGATAAGGTCGGTTGATTGTGTACACCACATCTGTACAGTAATTGAGGATAAGGGACAAGCATATAACAAGGACAATCTTATTGGACTGAATAGTCAAGAACATAAGACAGTGCATAAACTTTATAAAACAGAATATAAAAATGATGTTATAAGATTATTACATAGTATTAAAGATTATTATAATATTAATGGATTACATATGGAAGATTTAGGAAAATATAAGAGTGTAGTGGATAATTGGACAGAATAAGTCCCCCCTATAAAAATATTTTTAATTTTAAAAGCCTTAAAGAAGCACAAGTCCTCTCACTTTCGCAATTTTTTCCCAAAATCAACATATGGTATCAACTAATAATGATTATTGATTAGAAATGGAGGTGGTTTCAATGGCAAGACCAACAAAAAATGTAGCAACAATGTCAAAACATTTTACAAAAGAAGAATTAGAAGCAAGAAAACAAGCAGAAGAAAAATTAAAAGGTGGAACGGATAAAATAAAACCACCTTCATATTTAAATTACGGTTCAAAAAAAATATTCAAATACATAGTTAAAGAATTGGAAAGCAGTGGTATACTTACAAATTTAGATATTTATGTTTTAGCATCTTGTGCAGTTGCATTAGATAGAATACAAGAAGCTGAAAAATTATTAAATGAAGATATACTTAATACAAATGCTCTTAGAATTAAAGATTCTTATATGAAAGAATTTTTCAGATGTTGTAATGAGTTAAGTTTAAGTCCACAAAGCCGAGCAAAACTTGGAAACTTAAATCTTCAAAATAAATCAAAAAAAGAAGACCCATTACTCAAAGTCCTAAAGGGTGATGTAAATGGATAACATTAAAGATAGTAAAGCTTATAAATATTGCCAGTGGTGTATTAAAAATGATAATGAATATGTGGGAATATATGTTAAGAAACAAGCACAACGATGGATTGATATTGTAAATGGTAAAGATACTGAAGCATATATAGATGTTGATATGTTTAATAAAGTTTGTGGAATACTTAAATTAATGGTTCATCCTGACCTTGGATGTAGTATATATGAAGGATTGGAAAAATATCAATGGCTTTTTATTATAGCAACTTTATGTACTATAAATGTGGCTGATAATAGCCGATATTATGAAACATCTTTACTAGAAATATCAAGAAAAAATTATAAAACGTTTGCAAGTGGAATAATATTTATAATTGGAATGTTATTAGAACCTAGATTTTCTAGGTTTTTTTCAGTTGCTCCAGATTATAAACTAAGTAGTGAATTAAAGTTAGCAGTTAGAAAAATAATAAAGTCAAGTCCATTACTTGAAAGTCGATTCAAAATTAAAAGAGATATGGTTGAATGCAAATTAACAGACAGTGAATATGTTCCTTTGGCATACTCAAATGATAACCTAGATGGTAAGCTTGCTAATATTTTCCTGGCTGATGAAGCAGGATTGTTAGACGATTACCCAGTTGAAGCAATGCGTTCTAGTCAGATTACACTAAGTAATAAGTTAGGTATAATAATTTCAACACAATATCCAAATGAAGCAAATGTTATGCTTACTGAAATAGATTATGCTAAAAGAGTATTAGATGGACTTATAGATAATAAAAGATATTTTAGTTTATTGTACGAGCCTAATGAGAATATTAGAAAGCAATGGGAAGATAATGATTTAGTAATATATCAATCTAATCCAGTGAGTGTTGAAAATGAAAAAGTATTTAAAGCCATAGTTGATAAAAGGACTATGGCTATTTTATATGAATCAAAAAGAGAAAATTATCTTTGTAAGCATAATAATATTATGTATAAAGGACTAGGAGCAGAAGGATATGTTAGTAGTGAACAAATTAAAACTTGCAAATCAGACGAAGAATGGGATTGGAATGGTAAAGATGTTTGGATTGGAGCAGATGGTGCAGAAACATTTGATAATTCTAGTATAGCAATGATTGGATATGATGAAGAATCAGGTATTGTACATAGTAAATCATGGTGTTTTATACAAGAAGATAATGTAGATTCTAAAAGTAAAACTGAAAAATTTGACTATAGGAAATCTATTAAGGATGGAAATACAATTCTCTGTGGTGAATCTGTACTTGATTACAATCAGTTTGAACAGTTTGTAGTTGATTTACAAGATGAATATGGAGTAAATATACTTGGAATTGGTTACGATATAAGAAATTTGCGAAATTCTGCACAAAGATGGGAACGAGATTTTGATTTAGCTACTATTGAGGTTAAACAACATAGTAGTGTGTTGCATCCAACAATTAAATGGCTTAAAGAATTAATATTAGAAAAGAAATTCTCTTATTATAATAATCGAGTATATGAAAATAACTTTACTAATTGTAGATGTACAGAGGACACAAATCTTAATCTCTACATTAATAAAAAAATATCTGTAAAAACAAAAGGTAAAGTCGATATGGTATTTGCAACAATTAATGCTTTATATTTGCTACAGCAAGAGTTATTAAATGGTAACAATTTTGTTGTACAAACTATATAGATATCTTTGCAGAGAGGAGGTAAACCTTTGGGACTAATACAAAAATTTAAAGAGTGGCGAGAATATAATAAAAGAGCACAGACATTGGAAGAAATTCTATTAAGCGTATCTACAAATACAGATAGTGTTACAAAAGATCAAGCATTAAATATACCTAGTGTTGCAGGTTGTGTTGATATTATTACAAATACAGTAGCTATGTTACCTATTAGACTTTATAAGGATAATAATGGTAAAAAAGAAACTGTACAGGGTGATATTAGAATAAATCTACTTAATAGTGACACATACGATAAACTCAATGCGTTTGAATTTAAGAAAGCATTAATAGAAGATTATTTATTAGAAGGTTCAGGATATTCTTATATAAATAAACAGAGAAATAATATAAAAAGTCTTAACTATGTAGAAAATCAACGTGTTACAGTTAGCAATAATGTTGACCCTATATTTAAAGACTATGATATTAATGTTAATGGTAAAACATATAGGGATTTTGAGTTTATAAAACTTAATAGAAAAACAAAAAATGGTAGTGAAGGTATTGGTATTATTGCTGAAAACAATGAGATGTTAACAGTAGCTTATCTAACATTAGAGTATGAAAAAGTTTTAATGAAAACTGGTGGAAATAAAAAGGGGTTTTTAAAAGCTCAAAATAAATTAGCACCAGATGAATTAACTGCACTTAAAACAGCATGGAATAATTTGTATAAAGATAATACAGAGAACGTTGTTGTATTGAATAAAGGAATGGAATTTCAAGAAGCGTCAAGTACATCTGTAGATTTACAAATGAACCAGAATAAAATAACTAATAGTAGTGAAATATGTAAGTTATTTAGCATGAGTTCAGATATGCTTAGTGGAAATATTACAGAGGAACAGTATAATAATTGGATAAAAATATGTATATTACCGATTTTAAAGGCTTTTGAGACAGCATTAAATAGAGATTTATTACTAGAATCCGAGAAGGGTTCTTTTTATTTTGCATTTGATACTAAAGAATTGATGAAAGCAGATATATTAAAGAGGTTTCAAGCATATCAAATTGCATTAAATAGTGGAATAATGCAGTGGGATGAGGTTAGATATTTGGAAGATTTAGAGCCTTATAACTTAGATTTCATTAAAATGGGACTTCAAGATGTTCTTTATAACTTGAAAACTAAAGAAATATACACTCCAAATACTAATAAACTTAGTAAAATGGGTGAATCTGCAACTCAAAATAACAATATGAACAATGCTGATATGCAAAATAATAATATTAATAATATTAACACCAATAATCCTAATAATCCTGCGAAGGAGGTGAACATTAATAATGAAAGTGGAAATACGCAACAATAGTGTACATATTGAAGGGTACGTGAATGTAGTTGAAAGAAATTCAAGAGTTTTACCTTCTCCACGTGGCAAATTTATTGAACAAGTTAAAGCTAAAACTTTTCAACGTGCTTTAGATAGGCAAGATAATGTAGATTTACTATTTAATCATAAATCTGATAGAAAACTTGGTTCAACTAAAGATGGTAGTTTGCAACTATGGGAAGATCAAATTGGTTTACGTGCCATGGCTGATATAACTGATGCTGAAGTAATACAAAAAGCTAAAGATAATCAGTTAACAGGCTGGTCTTTTGCATTTACAACTATAAAAGATAGTTGGCAAGATGGTCAAGATGGTATGCAACATAGAACTTTGGAGGATATAACACTTCCAGAGGTATCTATATTATCTGTTACACCTGCATATATAGCAACATCTATAGAATCCCGAGGTGAAGATACTGTAATAACAGAGCATAGAAATGTAGAAGAATCTGTAGAAACTGTAGATAATTCTACTGAAGAAAAGCCAAAAGAAGAAGTTAGAGAAAAGATTGATGAAAAACTAATTAATTATTCTTTAACTGAATTAGAAATTGAATTATTAAAACTAAAATCAAGGTACTAGAAATAGTGCTTTTTTTATTACAAAAAATTAATTAAAAATAATTATTAAAAAATAAAATTTATTTACGAAAGGAAGTATGATTATAATGATAAAAGGTTTAGTAGAAAAAAGAAATGCATTAGTTGACGAAATGGAGGGCTTATTAAACAAAGCAAAAGCAGAAACAAGAGCATTTAATGATGAAGAAACAGCTAGAGTTGAAGCTATAAAGAAAGAAATTACAGGAATAGACAACACTCTTAAAGCAGAAGATGAATTCAGAAGTTTTGATAAAAAAGAAGTTAAAGATGTTAAAGATGAAAAGGTTGAACAAAGAGCATTAGATGAAGCAAACTTTGTTAAATACATAAAAGGTGAGAAAAGAGCGTTAGATATTGCAGATAATGGTGGAATTATACCAACAAGTATTGCTAACAGAATAATTGAAACAGTTAAAGAATTATCACCTATTTATTCTATGGCTACAATATACAATATTGGTGGAGATCTAGTATTCCCAGTTTATGATGAATCAAGTTCTTCTATTGCAGCAGTATATGTTGATGATTTAACTACATTAACTGAAGGTACTGGTAAGTTTACTACTGTTAAATTACAGAATTTTATTGCAGGTGCATTAGCTAAAATATCAAAATCTTTAATGAATAGAACTGATTTTGATTTAGTTACATATGTTGTAAATAAAATAGCTACAGCAATAGCTAGATTCTTAGAAAAAGAATTAATTGTTGGTACAAGCGGTAAAATGTCAGGTGTATTATCTGCTACACAAAACGTAGAAAGTGCAACTGTTGGAGCAATAGGTTTAGACGACATTATAGATTTAATGGATGAAATTCCAGAAGTTTATCAACAAAATTGTTGTTTTATAATGAATAAAGCAACTAGAAAAGCATTAAGAAAAATAAAGAATACAACTACTGGAGATTATATGCTTCAGAAAGATGCAACAATGCCATTTGGATTCTCTATATTTGGTAAACCAGTTTACATTTCTGAAAATATGCCAACTGCTGATGCAGGTAATAAAGCTATAGTTTATGGAGACATGAGCGGACTTTATGTTAAATTAGCACAGAATGTAGAAATACAAATACTAAATGAATTATATGCTACTGCACATGCTGTAGGTGCTGTAGGATATATAGAAGCAGATTCTAAAATTGTAGAACCACAAAAAATTGCTACTTTAACTGTTAAATCAGCTTAGTCTAATTTATAGGGTTGGATTTATTCCAATCCTTTTTTAAAAGGATGTGATGATATGGTTATAAGTACAGTTACAATAACTGATATTAAAAATTATTTGCGTGTAGATTCTGATTTTATAGAAGATGATAGTCTTATAACTTCAATTTTAGCTAGTACAAAATCTTTTATTAAAGCATATACAGGTTTAGATGATGTAGGATTAGATTCTTATGAAGATATAACTATAGCATTATTTGTTTTGTGCAGTGAAATGTATAGTAATAGACAATTTATAGTACAAAATACAAACCTTAATCCTATAGTTGCTTCTATACTTGACATGCACTGTATTAATTTACTATAGAGGTGATTAATATGGATGTAAATATAGGAGAACTAAATAAAAGAATATCAATAGGTAAAATGGTAGCAACTACAAATGATAATGGGTATGAAGTAAAACAGTGGCAAGACTATTTAAGTTGTTGGAGTAAAATTTCAAATGTGAGTGGAACAGAAGTGTTTAAAAGTGGTCGTGATTTTAGCCAAACTATGACTAGATTCTTAATTAGATATAGAAGCGATAAGGTTATAGATACAACAATGCAAATTAAATTTGGCAAAAGAATTGTAGATGGTGTAGCAGTAGACGTATTTTACAATATTAAATACGTAAACAATTACAATTTCAGCAATGAATTTATAGAAATTCAAGCTTTGGAGGTGGTATAAATGAGTGCTGATATGGAACTTCAAGGCTTTGAAGATATCATGAAAAAGATTGAAGACATGGGTAGAAAAGGCAGTAAAGCAGAAAACAATGCTATAACTAAAGGTGCTGAACCAGTGCTTGAAGATGCAAAAAACACTACTGCTTTTAAAGATCGTACTGGTAAATTAAGAAAATCCTTAGATATTAGTAAGGTCAAAAATGGAAAAGAAGGTAAGTATGTATGGATTGGGGATATTGATAAACAAGCTAATTATAGTTGGTATGTTGAATATACTCATCCATTTTTACGTCCTGCCTTTGAGAAAAACAAGGATGAAGTCTTTAGAATTATTAAAGAAGAACTAGAAAAGGGGTTGAAGTAATATGATAAATAAATTTATTGTTGATACTTTAGCACCTTTATCTATTCCAGTTTCTTATATGAAATATAGTGGTACAGCATCTACATATATAACATTCTTTTATTACTATATTAGTAATCAGGATTTTTCTGATGATGAAGTTACAAGTAGAGCATTTAATGTACAGTTAAATCTATATTATAGTGGAGACATAGAAACTATAAAAGATCAAATAGAAGGTATATTTGTTCCTGAAAATGGATTTAAAAATTTTGATATGAGAGATATTGGAATTGATGATGCAACAGGAAAATATTGGACAGCAGTAAGCTTTCAATATATAAAAAATTTATTATAAATAAACGGGAGGTAATGTAATAATGGCAAGAAAACAAGGTTTAAAAGATTTATACATAGCTAAAGTAACAGTTAATGATGGTACTACATATACAGCAGATACACCAACAAAGGTGGCTAGAGCAATATCTGCGAAGGTAACACCAAAAAGTTCTAGTACACTAACATATAGTGATGATGAGGTAGAAGATATTATATCTAAAACAACTGAATATGATGTTGAATTTGAAGGTGATGAAATAAGTCCAGCAGCACAGGCACTAATGTTTGGACACATTTATGAAAATGGTTATTTAGTTAAAAGTATTGATGATAAACCAAATTTGGTGGCTTTTGGATATAGAAGCAAAAAGACTGATGGTAAATATCAATTCGTATGGCTTTATACAGGAAAGTTTGAACCTATTGAAGAGGATAATGCTACTGAAGAAGATAAAGTAGCAACTCAAACTGCAAAGGTTAAAGGAACATTCTGGGGAAGAAAGAAAGATGGCAGAGCTATTTGTGAAGTAGATGAAAGTTTCTTACTTGCAGGAGATACAAACGCACAAACAGCAATTACAGATTGGTTTGCACAGGTTCAAGAGAAATCAGCAGGTGTTTAAATAACTTGAAGGATAGATTAATTTCTATCCTTTTTTAATTTTATAAAAATATTGGAGGTAATGATAATAATGAAAATAAAAATAGGTAAAAAAACATATGAGCAAACAAAATTTAAGGGAAGATTAACAAGAAAAGCACTCGAGATGCAGGATTTATTGAATGGCGATAAATTTACAACAAAAGAATTTGATGCAATAATGACATTTTTATGTGATGCATTTGATAATAAATTTACGTCAGATGATTTACTTGATGAATTAGAAACAACAGAAATAATGGCAGATTTTGCTTATGTATGTGAAGAAGTTGGTAAACATATGGATAAAGCAACAAATGAATACGAAAAAAACTAGATGAGAGTCATTCTAACAAGGGTGGCTCTGCATTCGATGATTATGATAGAGAAAATGGATACCTTAGTGAACAAGAACTAAGAACATACTATACAGATTTTATTTATAACCTATATGACATTGGTATAAATAAACAAAGAATGAGTTTTAATGACATGGAAGAGTGTGATATCGAAGGATACATACATTTCTTAAATTATTTAACGTATAGAAAAGACGAATAGGAGGTGGTTAAATGGCTGATGAAATACAATCACTCACCGTCAAGGTTGGGATTACAGATGATCTTTTTACTAAAGGTGTAAGTTCGATTAATAAATCTATGAACTTATTGAAATCTGAATTCAAAGCTAGTTCTAGTGCTTTACAAAATTTTGGAAGTGATATGGATAAGCTTAAAAATAAGCAAGATTTTTTAACTAGAAGTATAGAATTGCAGGAAGGAAAAATTCAAGCCTTAAAAGATGCATATGACAAATCTAAATCTAGTACAGGAGAATTTTCCAATGCTACACAAACAGCAGGAACTAAATTAAATAATGCTATAGCATATATGAATAAAATGCAGGGCGAACTAAATGGTGTAAATGATGAACTAGAGAAAGCAAAAAAAGACCTTAATGATAGTGGTAGTATGTGGGATAAGTTTAAAGATAAGGTTAGTAATGCTACTAAAGGTATTGGAGAGTCTATCAAAAATGGTATAGGTCTTTCTATAGGACATGACCTTTGGAATGGTTTTAAAGAAGGCTCTATAAATGTATTAACATTTGGAAATAATGCACAAAAAGCTATGAATCAATTTCAGGCTTCAACTGGGGCTAGTAATGAAAGCATGGCAGGATTTAAAAACACTATGACTGAAATATATAATGATAATTTTGGTCAGAACTTTGAAGATATTGGAAACGCATTGGGGATAGTAAAACAACAATGGAATGGTAATGCTAGTGAAGTGAAAGGACTTACAGAAAATGCTTTATTGCTGCGTGATACTTTTGGATATGAAGTTAATGAAAGCTTCAGAAGTGCTAATTCTCTAGTTAAGAATTTTGGAATATCTGGTAAAGATGCATATAATCTCATTGCTCAAGGAGCACAGAGTGGACTCGATAAAAATGGTGATTTATTAGATACAATGAATGAATATCCAGTAGAGTTTAAATCTCTAGGTCTTAATGCTCAAGATATGTTTAATATGCTTCAAAATGGTGCTAAAGCAGGCGGTTTTAGTATTGATAAAATGGGCGATGCTGTAAAAGAATTCTCCATACGTGCAAAAGATGGAAGTACTACAACACAAGATGCTTTTAGTAAATTAGGATTAAATGTACAAGCTACAGAACAAAAATTTGCTAAAGGTGGAGATACTGCAAAACAAGCGTTTCAAGAAGTTAATACTAAATTATTAGGACTAAAAGACCCACTACTACAAAATCAACTTGGAGTAGAGTTGTGGGGAACGCAATGGGAAGATTTACAAAAAACTGGTGTATCAGCATTAACAAATTTGAATGGTTCAATTTCAACATCTAAAGATGCATTAAAAGATATGAATAATATTAAATATAATGACATAGGAAGTGCGGTAGAAGGATTAAAAAGACAATTTGAAACTGGTATATTAAATCCAATACAAGCACAAATACTTCCAAAACTTAATGATTTTAGTAACTGGTTTAAGCAACACATGCCAGAGATAAATCAAAAAATAAATGAAGTTATGGCTGTAGCTATACCAATAGTTCAGCAGGGCTTACAACTTATGGGACAAGCATTTATTTTTGTTCAACAACATGCAGACCAATTCAAATTAGCTTTGCAAATATTAGTACCTGCAATTGGTGGACTTGTAATAATAAATAAAATAGCAACAACTATAAATGGATTTGCTAATGCAATAACTGGAGCAAAAATGGCTATGGACAATATGAAGATAGCAGGAGAATTTTTATCTGGTGGATTTTCTAAGGTTATAGAAGGTGCAAAAAATGGGGCAACTGCTTTTAGTAATGTTGCATCTAGTATAGGAAGTGCAACTTTAGCACTTGCAAAAAATACTTTAGAATTAGGAAAACAAGGCATTGCATGGGTAGCAACTAAAATAAAATTAGCAGCTACTACTATAGCCACTGGAGCACAAACAACAGCACAATGGTTATTAAATGTAGCTATGGCAGCTAATCCAATAGGACTTGTTATAATTGCATTAACAGCATTGGGTGCGGGATTGGTTATAGCTTATAAGAAAAGTGAAACATTTAGAAATATAATAAACGGTGCGTTCAATTCAGTAAAAGAAACAGTAATGTGGGTAGTAAATGGTATTGTCCAAAAATGGAATGAATTTTGGGGATTTATAAGTAATTTAGGTAATAGTATTAAAACTTTTTTAGTTAACACATGGGATAACATAAAAACTACAGTAATTAATACAGTTACAAACTTAGTTACAACAATTGTAAATAAATGGAATGATGTTACTAATTTCTTTAGAAATTTACCTAGTACGATGGTTACATTAGGTCGTAATGCTTTTAATTCTTTAAAAGATGGAATATGGAGTGTTATATCTGGAATTGGTGGATGGATAAAAGATAAGTTTAGTGGTTTTGTAAACTTCTTTAAAAATTTACCAAGTGATTTGTTACATGTAGGACAAGACATGATAAATAGTCTTAAACAAGGTATTGCAAATAAAATAAATGATGTTGTTAATACTGCGAAGGATTTAGGTAAGAAAATTCTTGATGGAATTAAAAATATATTTGGGATACATTCTCCTTCAAGGGAAATGTTTAAAATAGGTGATTACTTTATCCAAGGATTTGTAAATGGTATTAAAAATAATGATATGGGAAGTATTATTAAAGGTGTTTTTGGAGATGTAACATCTATTGCAAAAGGAGCATTAGGAAAACCTTTAGGATTTATGTTAAAACCATTAATGGATTCAGGTGCTTTCCAAAAAATAGGCAGTATGATTAAAGGTGTAATGGATAAGGGTATGAGTTTCTTTAGTGGAAATAGTGGTGCTAGTGGAGATGTTACATCATGGCTTACAACTGCTATGGGAATAACTGGAACTGATATGAGTTATTTACCTGCGTTACAAAGTATTGCAATGCACGAAAGTGGTGGAGATCCTAACAGTATAAATTTATGGGATAGTAATGCAAAAGCAGGACATCCTTCTCAAGGATTGATGCAAATGATACCAGAAACTTTTAATACTTATGCTATGAAGGGAATGAATAACATATTAAATCCTATAGACAATGCTGTTTCTGCTATTAAATACATGATAGCTAGATATGGTTCAATTGCTAACGTTCCTGGAGTTAAAAATCTTGCAAGTGGAAAAGGATATATTGGTTATGCTACAGGTACAAATTATGCAAGTTCTGGTTGGCATTGGGTAGGAGAACGTGGAAAAGAACTTATGAGATTTAGAGGTGGAGAACAAGTTATTGACCATGATACTAGTATGAAACTTACACAATCAAATAACAATGGTGGTTATGTATTAAATATACAAAATTTAACACTACATGGATATGATGATGTTAAGAAATTTGCACGAGATTTAGATAATTATAGAAAAGACATTGAAAAAGGAAAGGGTGGTAAGTAATGAGAAAACAGCCTTATATTATATTTAATAATATTAATTCTTTAGATGTAAAGGGGATAGTTGTTTCAAAATTACCTACCCCCGATAGTCCTGAAAGAAGAGTAACAAAGACTCAAGTAGTAGGACGAAGTGGAGATTTAAGAATATTAGAAAATGATGAACATGGACAAGATGTATATAATTCATTAGAAAAACAAGTTCAAATTACATATTATGGGAATGATTATAATTTTATAAAAAATTGGTTAAAAGGTACGAGTTTTTTGACATTAAGCAATGAACCAGATCGTTATTTTAGGGCAAGTATAGATAATGTTATTCCGTTCGAAAAAATAATAAAAGCAATACATACAGCAACAATAACATTTAGTTGTTATCCATATGCTTTTTTATCACAAGGAGATAAAGCATTAGTATTCACTCCATCAAGTACAGATTGGTCTACGATAATAATAAACGAATACGATTTATCATTACCACATTTGAAAATTTATGGACAAGGTGATATTGCTATTAAAATAAATGGAATAGAGACAGATTTTTATTCTGTAGACCAGTACATAGAGTGTGATTCAGATTTGCAGCAATGTTATAAAAATAAACAAAACATGGGTATGAATATGTCGGGAAAATTTCCATTTTTATCTAGTGGTGAAAATGATATTGAATTTACGGGAAATATTAGTAGAGTAGAGTTAACTCCACGATGGAGAACTTTATAATTGGAGGGATTTTATGAATAGAGAAGATATTATAAGACTTTATAAAGCTATAGAAACTGAAAAAAGCAAAGGTAATATTAAATTTAAATATGCCATTTTAAAAAATAAAGGTGTAATTAAAGATGAAATTGATGCACTTTTAAAAGTAGAAGAAGATATTGAAAAAATTTTACAACCTTTTAATGAGGAAAGAAATAATCTGATAAAAGAAATAGGTACTTTAGATACTGAAAAAAATTCTTATTTAATTAAAACTGATGATACAGAAAAGGTAAGTGAATTTAATAAAAGAATAAAGGAATTAAAAGAAAAATACAAAGATGAAATTAACGAGCATAATAATAAGCTTACTGAATATAAAGACTTGCTGACTAAAAAGTTAGACAAGTCTTTTGTTTTTGAAGAAATAAACATAGAAAATTGTCCAGAGGATTTAGAAACAAATTCATTGGAAGTTTTTATGAAATTTAACATAATAAAATAGCGAAAGGAATGATAATTAATGGAAGATGGATTCTTTAAAATAAATTTAGATATAAACGGAACAATACCTACATTACCCGATGTTGTGAATACAGACCATAGTACAAGAGGACTTTCAATTACTAGAGTTAGTAATGCAGTTGTACAGAATACAGCCAATGAAACAATATGGTGTAATGCACAAACTCCAAGTGGTAAGAATGTAACTGCTCAAGCAGATTGTATAGATAGTAACATAGGATATTATGTGCTTAAATATCCAGATAGTATGCTACGTGAAACAGGAACAGTAAATTTACAATTAACAATATTTGACCCAACTGGAAATATATCTACCAAAGCTACAACACTTAATGTAACACAAGCAGTAGCAGATTACAGTGATATGATGGATGACCCAAACTATCCTGCTTTATTAAGTGCGATGAATACAATTCAAGACATGCAATCACAATTAGATACTATGCAAGCACAAGTTAACAATATTGAAGGTTTTCCGACTGGTTCGGTAGTATTTTCAGCTACAACTTTATCTGATAATTGGATACCATTAGATGGAAGAAGCACAGCTTCATATCCTACATTATCAGCAATATATGGAAGTTACCTTCCTGATTTTAGTGGTCGAGTGCCAGTGCAGATAGATTCCACACAAACAGAGTTTAATACATTAAATAAAACAGGTGGTGAAAAAACACATACATTAAACACAGACGAGATGCCAACCCATTATCATGGATTAAGAATGTATAAATCTATACAAGAGAATCATGGACATTACTCTTTACTGCCACAGGGACACAACGGATATGCTGGTTTTGCAGATCGTTGTATGGTTAATTATAATGGAATAGACCATTCATTGGATTATATAGAGAATGCTGGTTTATCTTATGCCCATAATAATTTACAACCGTATATAGTGTGTGGTAAGTTTTATGTCCATTTATAGAATTTAGAAAGTGGGGTGAATGAATGATAATCTTATACAACAAAAGCAAAACAGATTTTACTACGAATGATTTAGTTTTAAAAAATACAATAAAATGTGATGTTACATGGGAAAAGAACGGGCAATTCAAAATAAATTTAATTTACCCTATAGTAGATGGAGATGATACCTATAAATCTATTGTTAAGGGTGCAATAATTAAATGTGCAGTAGCATACCAACAAGACCAACTATTTAGATTACAAACTCCCACAAAGAAATTTGATCATGGATATTTTTATATAGAGGTTACTGGACTTCACATTACTTATGATTTATCAGATAACTTTTTGGAAGATGTAAGAACTATTAATAAAAGTGGTAAAGATGCAGGACAATATATATTAGATAATACACAATATAAGCATCCGTTTATTTTTGATTCTGATATTACTGATATTAATACTGCATATTACATAAGACAAAATCCTATTAATGCTCTTATTGGAACAGATGATAATAGTTTTATAAATAGATGGGGTGGAGAAATTGTAAGAGATAACTTTAATATAGGAATATACAAAAATGGTGGAGAAAATAGAGGTATAGTGATTAAATATTCTAAAAATTTAACTGGTTTAGAACAGAGTGCTGATGATAGTAATTTAGTTACCAGAGCATTTCCTACTGCACAATTAGATAATAGTACTGCTGATGGAGATGGAATTACACCAGTATTAACATTACCTGAAGGATATGTTAATAGTCCTTTAATTAATAATTATTCTCACCCTTATGTTAAGGAAGTACAAGTTACATTTACAGATGATCAAAAAAATTTACCTGATAATCAAAAATATCAAATCATGAGAGACTATGTGAATAATGATTTATTTAGTAAACAACATGTAGATGTTCCAGTATATTCATATACAATTAACTTCATAGATTTGAGCCAGACGGAAGAATATAAAGATTATGCAATATTAGAAGAAGTACATCCTTATGACCTTGTTACTGTTAAAGTATTAGATATTGATGTGATAGCAGAATTAGTTGGATATACTTTTAATGCTTTATCTAAAAAATATGAGGATATAACATTAGGTGATGTGCAGAATGATATTGTAAGAAGTAATAATAAATCACTATTTCAAATATCTAAAGATAATGCACAAAACATTAAAATATTACAATCTCAAATGGAAAGTATACCTAATATTATACAACAAGATGCACCTATTTCTGGTGGTAACAATCTATTCGACCATTCTGTATTGGAAGATAGATATATTGATGAATGGACTGCTACAGGTGCAAGTGTAGTTGAAGATGATACATTACATGACACTGATAAAGTTTGGGAATTACCTCCTTCTGCAACTATAAATAAAAATGCTATTATAAATAATCCTAACCAATATAAAGGACAACAATTAGTTTTCAGTTTACAAGCTAAATATAATGGAGCAAATGTGATAAGTAATGGTGATTATCAGCAATCTCAAACTAATATCCTTTTAGGTGCTTTAGACATGGTAGTAAAGAAATGTATAGTAGATGTTTATGGTACAACATGGTACATCAATAAGGATATGAGTGGAGTAATTACAGATTACATTGGAGTTAACGAAGGAACAGCTTTTACAGTTATTAATACTCAAACTTATTCTTATACTATACATGCTTATGATTTAGATAAAGTATTAATAACCGATTTTACTACTGGTAGTATTCCAATAGGAGCATATTATATAACCGTAGAAATAACTGGTGCTGATATTTTACCTACTAGTCTAATTGGATTTAGTATATTTGAAACAAATAATAGTACTATTATAGATATATCCAGTATATATGCAGATAAAACTGATTCAGATTGGATAACTCATGAACAACAATTTATTCTTAGTACAGAGCATCAAAGTGATATAATTCAATCTGTTAATTTTAGGTCTACAAATAATGATACTAGTGCTACAGCATATATTGGTGCATTTATGATAAATCGTGGTAATACTAGGAATGATTATAGTCAATCTAGTAACGATACTATTTATACATTAAGAGCACATCAAGTTATCGCAGATTATGTTAGTGCAAAACAGGCAGATATAGACCAATTGCATTCAACAATCGCAAGTGTAGATAACCTTAATGTTAAAGTTGGAAATGTAATTGATCTTACAGCAGGAACATTAAAAGCTAATACAGTAAATGCTGATAATATTGTCGCAGGTACTATAACTGTTGGTACAGATATAATAGAAAATGGTGCTATAACAAATGCGTTAATTGCAGATGCTACGATTACAGATGCAAAAATAAATGATGTAAGTGCTAATAAGTTAACAGCAGGTACTATAGATGCTAATGTAATTACTGTTATAAATTTAAATGCTTCAAACATTACTACAGGTACATTATCTGCAAGTAGAATATCTGGAGGAACATTTACATTAGGTGGGAATAATAATGGAAATGGTTCGGAGGTAATTTATAACGTAAGTAGCCAAGAAGTTTGTAAACTTGATTCAAACGGACTTACGTTAACATTACAAAAAGACCCACAAGGAAATCTTGTAAGTTCTTTTAATGTAAAAGATTGGGAAGATAATCCTATTCTATCTATTAATGGTGGAGATAGTATAGCAAGTATGGATTTTCATGGTACATGGTTTAACATTATAGACCCATTAAGTGCAGATAATGTAATTATTACACCTCAAGGATGGGAACAATATGATTCTGCATCGAATAAGACTTCACGGTATAACGCAACCGAATTTACATATAAAGGTAATAATGTATGGCATGAAGGTAATTATGGTATTGTTGGAATGGTTGCTTCATTTGCTATGAATGCTATACCGAATGGCTGGTTAAAATGTAATGGTCAAGCAGTTAGTAGGACAACATATTCTGCATTATTTTCTGCTATTGGCACAACTTATGGAGCAGGTGATGGAAGTACTACATTTAAATTACCTGACCTTAGAGGTGAATTTGTAAGAGGTTTTGATGATGGTCGTGGTGTTGATAGCCAAAATACAATAGGTAGATGGCAAGGGCAAACTATACAATCACATACTCACCATTACACTGTTGCTCTTTTAAATCATAAGGGTGGTGGACAAAACTATATACCTTATCAAAATAATTCGTATAATGATGGAGGTCTTGATACAGAAGCTACTGGTAGTGCAGAGACTAGACCACGAAATGTATCTTTATTATTTTGTATTAAATATTAAAAATTTTATATGTAATAAAAAAGGTAGAGAACACATCTAACCGTAATTCTCTACCTTATCCCTATTGGAATAAGATAATCTTACTCCAAAAAATTAAAAATGTCAATAAAAAATTTAATTGGAGGTGTGACATGGAAAACAATGATGTAATACAAGAAATATTAGAGAGAGTGGTTCGCATGGAAACTAAGTTAGATAATTATAATGCTCTTAAAGATAAGGCTGATGAAGCATATACGGAGAGTAAACAAAATTCTAAAGATATAGGTGAAATGAAAGATAATATTAAGTGGTTGTGGCGGACAGGGTTAGGAGCAGTAATTATTATTATTATAGGAGCAATAATTAAATTTAATTGAGGAGATGTTTTATAAATGAAATATGCAATAGACCCAGGACATGGTATTTATCCTGATACTGGAGCAGTAGGATTCTTAAATGAACAAAATTGTGCTTTAGACATAGCAAATAGGGTAATTACTAAGTTAAATGCATTAGGACATAATGCTTTTAATGTAAGACCAACTACAGCTTCAAGTGTTACAAATTCATTACAGAAAAGGTGTGACAGTGCTGCTAGTGCAGATTACTTAATTTCTATTCATTTGAATGCAGGAGGAGGTGTTGGAACAGAAATATTTGCAATGTCTAATTCGGGTAGGGATTTAGCAGGAAAAGTATTGAATGAATTAGTTAATTTAGGATTTAGAAACAGGGGAATTAAAGATGGTAGCAATTTATATGTAATTAGACATAGCAATCCAGTAGCAATATTAGTTGAAGTATGTTTCGTAGATACACAGGCTGATGCAGATAAATATAATTCTCTAGGTGCTGAGAAGATTGCTAATGCAATTGTAAAAGGATTGACTGGACAAGTTAGTAATTCTACATCTAATAACGGGACAAATGCACAACAACCACAAGTAAATATTAATAATAATGTAGATTTGGGGGTAGATAAAATGGTAATTAGACAAGGTGAGAAGTCAGCAAGAGTTAAGTTATTACAGGCTATTCTTAATATACTTTTAGGCTATAATCTTAAATTAGATGGGGACTTTGGACAGGCTACATACAATGCTGTTTGTAGATATCAGAAAATAATGAAAATTGATGTTGACGGTGTAGTAGGACACGATACTGCTGATACATTATTATCAGATATTAAACATGGATGGTTTAGAATATAAATAAAAAATTTGGGGGTAAAAATATGAATAAACAAATATTAATTAAAAATATCAAATCACGCACTTTTTGGATTTCTGTGGGAGCATTGATATTGCTATTACTTCATAATTTTGGAGTGAATGTAGTAGATGCACAGTACAATGAGATATTAAATTCTATATTAACAGTGTTGGCACTAGCAGGAATCTTAAATTCTCCACAGATTGAACAACCAAAAACAGAAGATACAGTAGTAAAATAATACATATAAGGGGGTATAGCCAGAAATGGTTATACCCTTTTTTTCTTTGGGGTATTTACATTGTATATACCTTTTATTTTTTAGAGTATTTATTTAATTAAATATTGTAAAAAGTAAAGAAAAATCTCAAAAAGTATTTACTTTTTGTTAATGATAGTGTTAGAATAAAAATATCAATAAATTACATTTTTAATGAGTATTAAATGAAAAACTGAATACCAATAAATATTAGGAAAATAGGGCGTGGAAGCCTTGATATAACTTTGGATATACCATACATAATGGAAAGGGAAAACCAACTAATTCAGAATTTATAGCAATGATTGCAGATAAACTTAGACTTAAAAATAAGGTTAAGAATGTGGCTCAGTAGGTGGGTTGAGAGTAGTTTTAGGGTATATCATCAGACCAACTAATGATTTTTGAGCCGACTAATATTTATTTAAAAATAAAAATAACTTTCAATATTCATTGGTGTGATTATTGGAGGTTATTTTTATGAATAAAAATGTAAAAAAACAAAGTTTGGAGTATAGAATTGATGACTTTATGATTTGATGTCAACAAAAAGATTTAAGAATAAAAAGTATCACATCTTATGAAGCTTGTCTCAGATTATTTGCTAGTTGAACAATATGCTACAACACACACATAGAAATAGTAGATAAAAAACAATTAATAATTAAATTAAAATAGGCAATTTAGGGTAAATTCTTAGATTGCCTATTTTTTTGTTTTTTATTATTACATCTAAATAAGAAAAATCTGCGTTAATCAAAACCAATGTTATGATAATTTTAATCAAACAGACAAATTGAAATTTATCAACATATAAATCGTATTATAAAAGCCAGTACAAATCTTCTCTTTTTATATTGGACATTGATAACGGACCTTGCCAACACTGTTTTTTCCATACTCAATGGCTTCTGTGGGACATTTACAGATACATGCCATGCAGTGAGTACATTCCTTGTCCCAGACAGGTTTGTTTTCTTTTAGATGGATATTGTTAAGGGGACATTCTTTCACACAT